ATTGGTGATTGGAAGTTTCCAACAAAAAATGGATTTGAAGAATTCAGAGTAAAAAGGTATCTTAATAACGGTAACGATGTATTTGAACGTCATATTGATGTCAATGATTATGCATCTGCCAGAAGATATCTTTCTTTTTTGTGGTACTTGAATGATGTTAAAGATGGTGGAGAAACAGTTTTTGATAATTTGACTATCAAACCAGAAACTGGTAAATTAATTATCTTCCCTCCTATGTGGATGTTTCCTCATAGTGGAGAGTGTCCTGTTAGTAATACAAAGTATATCGTTAGCACCTATTTACATTATATCTGATGGATAAAGTTGAAATTCTAATTCTTCGCAATCTCCTTCATAATGAGGAATACATCCGAAAGGTAGTTCCTTTTATCAAGTCTGATTATTTTGAAGAAACAAACCAAAAAATTATTTTTGAAGAAATACTCAAATTCATTCAAGAATATAACCAACCAGCGACTAAAGAAGTTCTTTGTATTGAAGTAGAAAATAGGCAAGACATAAACGATTCCTCCTTTAAAGAGATTACGCAACTTATCAGTTATCTTGATGATGAACCATCTGAATTTAATTGGTTGGTTGATACCACTGAGAAGTGGTGTCGAGATCGTGCAATCTATCTTGCTCTTATGGAATCAATCCATATTGCAGATGGTAAAGATGATAAGAAAAATCGTGACAGCATACCTAGTATTCTATCTGATGCTCTTGCAGTATCTTTTGACACAAACATTGGTCACGATTACCTGCTAGACTATGAAAAACGTTATGAATCTTATCATAAGAAAGAAGACAAGATTGAATTTGACCTCGAATACTTTAACAAAATCACAAAGGGTGGTTTACCTAATAAGACTCTCAATATCGCTCTTGCTGGTACGGGTGTCGGAAAGAGTCTCTTTATGTGCCATGTTGCTGCTTCCGTCTTATTGCAAGGCAGGAACGTTCTCTACATCACTCTTGAAATGGCGGAGGAACGAATTGCTGAGCGAATTGATGCAAACCTCCTCAATGTCCCGATTCAGGATATTGCAGAACTACCAAAGCAGATGTTTGAAAATAAAGTAACGAATCTTTCAAAGAAAACTCAGGGAACTCTAATTATCAAAGAGTATCCAACTGCTTCTGCTCATGCTGGACACTTCAAGTCACTTCTTAATGAACTTGCACTTAAGAAGTCATTTAGACCTGATATTATTTTCATTGACTACCTTAATATTTGTGCTTCCTCTAGGTATCGCGGAAATAGTAACATCAATTCTTATACGTTTGTAAAAGCAATTGCTGAGGAACTTAGGGGACTTGCCGTTGAGTTTAATGTTCCAATTGTCTCCGCTACCCAGACCACTCGTTCAGGTTATGGTTCTTCTGATGTTGAACTTACTGATACTTCTGAATCCTTTGGTCTCCCTGCTACTGCTGATCTTATGTTTGCCCTTATTAGCACTGAGGAATTGGAGGGATTGGGACAGATACTTGTAAAACAACTTAAAAATCGTTATAATGACCCTACCATCCATAAGCGGTTTGTGGTTGGTATTGATAGAGCAAAGATGCGTCTTTATGATTGCGAACAGTCTGCTCAACAGGATATCCTTGACAATGGAAAGGATGAAGAGTATGATTATGAAGAAAGAAAACCTAAAAAATCATTTGAGGGATTCAAGTTTTGATTTACTACACGGTATTTGATGCAAATGGTAACAAGATTGCCGATTGTGGTGATGAAAGAGATGCTAAGTGGTTGGCAGAATGTCGCAGAGGCACTTATAAAACCAACAGACTTGACTGGAGCGTAACTATTGATGTAGAATTGCCAAGATTTGAACTTCCTGTCCACCAAGTTGTTCCTAAAGAATATTGGGATTCTATGTATCCAGACATTCCAGATGACATTGATGAACCGATTGTTAAACAACTTTCTGAATCTGACCTAGAAAAATTTACTGTTAATTGATATGACTAAAGTTATTGACTCTGATAAGTATATTGAATTTGTGCGCCAAACGACAAGTCCTGCCAGTAGTGACTTTGCACAACTTCTCACTCGAATGACTGAACTTGAAGCAAATGATGATGCAGATGTTCCCCGTCTTCTGACTGCTGCTTTTGGTATTAGTGCGGAAGCAGGTGAGTTTACTGAAGTTGTTAAAAAGATTTTCCTTCAAGGAAAACCTTATAATGAAGATAATGTTTTTCACATGAAGCGTGAACTTGGAGATATCTGCTGGTATATTGCTCAAGCGTGTATGGCACTTGATACTAACTTTCGTGAGATTATGGAAATGAATTATGAGAAGTTAAGTGCTCGTTATCCTGACGGTACATTTGATGTTTACCGTTCTGAAAATCGTGTGGAGGGAGATCTGTGACTAAAGAAAAACAAGTTACACTTAAATTAGATGCTCGTACTGCAGCAGCAGTTCGTCAAGTTTTATTTGATGCACAGAAAGGATACACTTATGATGAAGTAAGTGTTCCTCCTCGTGTTTCTGATATTCGTGGAGTAATTCAACAACTTGATGATAATATTGGCGCTGTCCTTGGTGTTTGACCCTTCGGGGTCTTTTTTTATAAATATCTAAAAAAGTATTTGTAAAAAATGGACTCTAAAGAACTACGCGGTTTGATGGAAGCATATTCCGAAGTTTATGCTCCAAAAGAAAAAATTGAAGAAGCAATGCATGAAGATGAAGAAGAAGATGAAGAAGATGAGAAGGAAATGAAAAAAGGTAAGAAGTCCAAAAAGTCTGAAGAAGACGAAGAGGGCGATGAAGAGGAAGATGAAGATCTAAAAGAAGCATCTTACTCCGCAAAAGCAGCAAGAGTAGGTAAGGATATTGGCAAACCTGGTAAAGCATTTGCAAAGATTGCAAAGTCTGCTGCAAAGCGTTATGGTTCTGAAGAGCGTGGTAAAAAGGTAGCAGGAGCAATCCTTGCAAAACTACGTGCTAAGAAGGGTTAATAAATAACCACGGAAGGTTGCTCCAACCCACTTGACTTTTAGTTAAGTGGGTTTTATAATATCTGCATCGGGGAATTAGCTTAGTTGGTAGAGCGCCTGCTTTGCACGCAGGAGGTCAGGAGTTCGAGTCTCCTATTCTCCATTTCTAAATAAAAATAAAACACGATGGCTGTTTTAAATAGCACTTCTCCAGGACAACTTGGCAAATACGTTTTGCCAACAATAGAAATAATCAGAACTGGAACAGTAACTACAGCAACAAAAACCTTTAAATTGACTAAAGGTAAGTTTAATGAAGATGCCATAAAAAAATTTGCCGATGTTGGAATGAAGGGGTCTTCTTATCAAAAAGAAGCTTTACAAATTCCTTTAGAAACTACAGATCCAAAAAATAAATATGTTAATATTGGTAGATTAAATAAGCCTAATATAAAATACAATCTTGGTGACATGGCAGAAGGAGTTGTTGGGGCAGCTATCACCGCTAGATTTATATACAAAAATAGAAATATAAATTCTCAACTTGTATATGGAGTTTTGAGAACTTTGGCGAAGGCTGGAACTAGTAACTATCCAGGAAAGAAAGGTAAACAAGTTGAAAAAACATTTAAGTCTGCGAATGCAAACCCAAAAATTATGGATGATGTTAGATGTTTTATATCTTTAGCCGAAGTAAATATGAGTGCTTTGCTTGAGAGAAGTAAGGAATCTATATTAAAAGAATATGTAGACTCCGCAGTAAAATATGCAAACAGTAATAATGTTAAGAAGTGGGCGGAGTTAGTTTATAACAATAATAGATATGACAAAATAGAAGTATTGTCTGATGGATTGGGGGGACAAAAAACAACAAAAGTTGATGTCACTGTCAAAATTACTGATGATAAAGGAAAATTAATGCCGGTTGATATTTTAGTTTCATTAAAAGCTGGTGATGTGAAACAATTTGGTCAAGTTTCTGGAGCAGAGTTTTCGAAACAAGAAGAACTATGGGAACGCTTATTTGGGTATAAAAAAATTATCAAACCTTTGGAAAAAGAATATGAAAAGTTAATGTTTGTTGATAAGCAACCAGATGAAGCAGTATTTTTGGTATATCAAAAAGTAAGTCAACAACTGCAAACAGATTTGACTGGCAATAAATCTGAGGAAATTTTAAAAAAAATGTCAGCAGCTATAAAATATTTTGCTACCTTAAATGAAGATTATGTATCTCTTGTGCAAGTAGGTGGTGGTAAAGCAAAAATTTATAAGTTTGATAACATTTATGAAAAATTAATTGGAAGAGACTATAGATCATCCATAAAAACTGGAGCAAGTGGGTTGCCCACAATAATTATAAGTAGTGGTAATGAAGATCTAATTCAATTTAGAGTAAAACAAGAATTCAAATCTGATGGTAGTCCATATATAAGAAATTACGTCGAAAAATTATCTTTACTTGGAGATTTGTTGGCAGAAACATTGTAATAAATAAAGGTATAAGATTAAACAATATGAAGAGTTTTTTCCAATTTCTAAATGAGGCAACCCAATCGCAAGCATCGATGCAAGCGAAGAAGTTAAACCTCAAGAGTGATGGTCACGGCGGTTGGTTGGACAGTCGTGGAGAATTTGTTGCGAAAACAGAAGGGGGAAAATTAGTATTCTATGATAAAGGTAGAGTAGACGGGGGTAAAGACCAACCAAAAGGTGCGGTAGGAAGATCGGATGCTGCATCAAAACCAGAAGCAAAACCAACTGCAGCACCTGCACCAAAGGCATCAGCAAAAGCAACTCCATCAACTGCAGATGTTCCTACGGATAGTGATACCTTAACTGTTGCATTTGGAAGATTTAATCCACCAACAGTAGGACACGAAAAACTTTTGAAGTCTGCAAGAAAGGCAGCTGCTGGTGGAGATTTGAAGATTTATCCTTCAAGAACTCAGGACCCAAAGAAAAATCCTCTTGATCCTGATATGAAGATTTCTTTTATGAAAAAAATGTTCCCCGACTTTGATGAGAATATTATTAATGATGATGAAATGAAATCAATTTTTAATGTACTAGTTGCAGCATCTGAGGAAGGATATGCCAATGTCAATATTGTTGTTGGATCTGATAGACAAGCGGAATTTGAAAATCTTGCTCAGAAATACAATGGAGACTTATACCAATTTGATTTAATCCGTGTTATTTCTGCTGGTATGAGAGATGCTGATGCCGAAGGCGTTGAAGGTATGTCCGCATCCAAGATGAGAAAGGCAGTTATCGAAGATGATTTTGAATCTTTCCGCAGAGGAACACCAAAGACATTAGATGATGGTGATACTCAAGCACTCTTTGATGCAGTCCGTCAGGGAATGGGTGCAAAGAAAAAGAAGAAGGTTGCTGAGTTGTGGCAGATTGCTCCAAAGTATGATTTAGAGACTCTCCGTGAAAATTATATTACTGGTAAAATTTTCAGAATTGGTGATATTGTAGAAAATTTAAATACGGGATTGGTTGGAGAAATTATGCGTAGAGGTACAAATTATCTCATCTGTGTCACTGAAGATGGTTATATGTTTAAATCTTGGATTCGTGATGTAATGGAATATACTGAAGTGAAAATGGAAAAGAAAGTGAGAGTTTCTGGTAAACCGAATACATTAGTTGGAACGGGTGGATATTTTAAATATGCTGTTGATATGACACCTGGATTTGAAAAAGGAGACAAAACAAATCTTCAATATGGCGCAAAACCTTATAGTGGATATAAGCAAACTAACGTTAAGGAATTCATAAATAAGTATAAGGCTAAAAAGTAAAACGACTTATACTTATGACTCATCTCAACGATATTTCCAAAGTTTATTTGGAGCAGGTTGCTGCTGTTGAAGAAGGTGTAAGACCTACTCCAGTTGATAAACCACTTGATAAAGCAGCGTTTAAAAAGCGTAGAAGAAGTCTTGCAGGAAAAGAGAAGAGTGCGGAAGCAAGAAAAAGAGGGCACGTTGGTAAGGAATGGTATAACAGCGGTAGGACCTATTCTCCCGACGAGGCAAAGAGTGGTCGTGCAAATATGCCTGACCACGAAAGAAGCACAAGACATCGTAGTGCTCTAGACCCTGAGGCTGAGGATGATAACTACTCAGCAGATAAGACTAAGAATCCCAAGAAACTTCGCAAGCAAAAGGCAATGGGAGAACTTGGCGAATCCTCAGTTCCAGGAAAACCTGCAGAAAGACTTGGTGCTGTAACTGCTATTCCAAAATCTGAGCAAGAAGCAGCAAGAGAGAGAATTCTTGCCAAGACCGCTGCAAAGCGTGCAAAGATGAAGGAAGCACTTGATCCAGTAGGTCAAGAAGATTCTGATATTGATAATGATGGTGATACTGATAAGTCTGATAAGTATCTTCACAATCGCAGAAAGGTTCGTGGTGCTGCGATTGCTAAGAAAAAAGGAATGAAGGAAGGTTTCTCAAATTGGAGACAAGATCTTGCTGAGGTTATGGATGACACTGAAGCAAGTAAGAAAATCAAAGAAAAAAAGGTTAATAATAAAATCAAAATTAATCCCAAACTCAATGAAGCAGTAGAAGAGATTGGTGGAACTCTTCTTGAGATGGTGGAGATTGAAGGAGTTCTTGATGAACTTTCTGACGAAGAACTACTCTTCCTTTCCGACACTCTTATTGAAGAAGTTGTTGAAGAGTTCTTTATTGAGTGTCTGGAGGAAGGATATGATATTGAAGAGGTTGAAGAGTATTTAATTGAATCACTTGAAACATCTGCTGTTCTTCTTGATGAGGCAAAAGTTACTCTTGGGCACGATACTAAGATTAAGAGCGACAGATTGGAGAAAGTCAAGTCTGCTGTTAAGACTGCTGGAAGAGCAGCTGCCCGTGGCGCTGGATATGTTGCTGGTTTGGCAAAGAGAGCTGGTACTGCTGCTAAGAGAGAATTTAAAGCAGGATATGAGAAAGGAAAAGGTGGATCATCAGCATCCTCTTCAACTTCTTCAGCATCCTCGGGTTCATCTTCTTCATCTGATAAACCAAAGCGTCCTGGACTTCTTGCACGTATCGGTTCTAAACTGAAGAGTGGTCTTAGAAAGGCAGTTGCAAGTGGCGCAAGGTCAATCTCTCGCGGAGCAAGAAATGTTGCCCGCAAGGTAGAAGGTGGTGAAACTAAGAAGGCAGAAGCACCAAAGGCAGCACCTAAGAAAGCAGAAAAACCTTCTGACCCTTGGGAAGGAAGTGCCACAACTCCACCTAAAGCAAAAGCAAAGGCAAAACCCAAGAAACCTGCAGCAGCAAAACCTGCAGCACCAAAAGCAAAGGCACCCGCAAGAAAGAAAAAGTCAAAGTTAGATGATTTGCTTGCCTCAGTGAGAAGTGAAGAAGTTGAGATGATTGATGAAAAGACTTTGACTAAAATGGAAATGAAAAAGCGTGAAGAGATTGTCAAGTCTATGAAAGATAAGGCAGCAGATTTTGAAAAGAGATATCCTGGTCGTGGTAAAGAAGTAATGTATGCTACTGCTACTAAGATGGCAAAGAGAGTAGCAGAACAAATGGATACTGAAATGTCTTCTGCACCTGCTATTGATAAAAAGAAAGAAATGTTAGACAAGCAAAAACTTGCTAACTTGAAAATGCTTCAACAGAAGAAGCAGCAATTGGATCGTCAAAAACTTCAAATGCAGAAATCAGGAAAACTTCCTCTTGACGCTAATTAATCTCTAAATACCTTCGGATACTCTATTTGGAGGTCATTATGGGAGCAGTAGTAGCAGTGGTAAAACCACTTCTTTTTCAAATTGCAACTCATCCTGCTGTTAAACAACTTGTTCTTGATCTACTCAAGAAATATGTTGACAGCACAGACAACAGCATTGATAATGTAGTTTATGAAATGGTAAAAGATAAACTCTTTACTCCACAAGCATGATTACTTGTTTAGTAACTAATTGGGGAGTTACTGTTCTTCTTGGAGTTCTTCTTGCTTTATCTGAATGGATAGGTAGAAATCAAAATCTAAAAGAGAATAGTATTTTGTGTTTTATAATTGATTTTTTGAGAGTTGTTCTTCGTAAAGGGGACCAAAAGTAAGGTCTCCTTTTTTTATAAATATCTTATAGCAAATAAATTTTATCGGAAGACAGACATGGCACTCTGGGGAAACAATGATAATGTTGGTTCTGGTGGATTAGTAACTCTTGATTACAGCACTCTTGTTGTAACAGGTTCTGGTACTAGTTTTGGAAACACTGGTGCTGCAAAGACTGGTGATGTAATTAGATTTGGTTTCCGTGGAACTGGCGGAACCTATTTTGGAGATGCGGTTATTGTTGGCATCGCAAGTACAACTCAATTAAGTATTGCATCCACTGCTGGTCTTAGTGGTGCTGCCATTGCTGCAACAAGTTTTTACATTAGTGAACTTCCAAAATACACTGTTCTCGATTCTTCATATAGTGAAGCATCATGGGGAACGAATGATAAACTTGTATATGGAATTTCTACAGATAGTGTTGCAACATCATATCAAGGATTTACTCATCAAGGATGGGTTGGAATTACCACTTACAATGATAGTGATGGAAACCTGAGAGTTAAGAGTGAAGTTCTTGTTGCAATGTCTGGAATCACGACTGGTGCTGACGGAATCCTCTACCCAACTGCTGAATGATATAATATATGATTTTCAATGAGTTGAATGGGGATAATTTCCTTTTATTTGCAATTAAGTATTATGAAAATCCGCAAGCGGTAACGAAAGAGGATTTTGAGAAAGATCTGAACCATTTTAAATATATCAAAAGATTATTGAAACGATATAAGAATACTGGTCAATTAAAGACTCATCTTCTTTTGAATCATTTCATTATTCTTTATAATATTTTTGGTGAAGCTACAACTCCAATGCTTTTTTTCAGAATTGAAAAAGAGTTATGGTCTCCACTAAAAACTTTCATTATCTTTTTGGGAAGGTTGCCAGAATATCCCAGATGTTACATTCATGACATACAGGTTGATCTTCATTGTTTAACCGAACTTAATAAAATCTACAATGGAAAAGAAGAAGATTGATAGAGTTATTGAATCGTTTCGTAATTATGCAATTTTGAAAGAAGAAATGATGACGACTCAAAGCACAACTGGTAAACCTGGATTTAGTACATCTGCTGATGCCGCAGGTCCAGTTGCTGGAAGAAGTCCTAGAATAAATCTAATGTCAAGAAAATTTGTAAAAAAATATGCAAAAGGTGGTCCTGGTAGCAGAAAAGTCTGGTTAGATTACCTCAAATCCTCCAATGGCAGAAGAAATTAAGGTCGCATTATTAGAACAAAAAATAGAGGATGTAAAAGACATTATCATAAAAATTGATAATGCCATTCAAAAACTTAGTGAAGTAAATAGTAATGTGAGTAAGATGCTCGCAGTACATGAAGAAAGGATTACCAAACAAGAAGAAACTGACAACATACTCTTTGCTAAAATTGACAAACTCCGTGATAAGGTTGACATCGATTATGACCGTATTGTGTCAAGAGTACAGAATATAGAAAAAAGAGTATGGATGGCAATAGGTGCCCTCGCTTGCCTTACATTTTTATTGAAAGTTCCTTCAGCACTTCAAATCTTGACACCGCAACCACAAAGTTCTATAATGGAGAGCAGGAACTTTAAGGTTTAATTATGGATTTTGTTGATGTTAAATACATCAATTTGATTTCTTCTCGCTTCCAAAAGTTTAAGAAAGTAAAAAGTAATCTTTATAACTTTAGGTGTCCTATCTGTGGAGATTCCCAGAAGAACAAAAACAAAGCTAGAGGATACCTGTATCAAGTAAAAAACAATACAAACTTCAAGTGTCATAACTGTGGAGTCAATATTTCTTTCAATAATTTTTTGAAACAAATTGACTCAGTAATCTATAAGCAATATACATTTGAAAAGTTTAAAGAAGGTCATACTGGTAGAAATTTTACGGTAGATGAACCCGTATTTAAATTTGAAGAACCTAAGTTCAAACCAAAACTAAATCTACCAAAGGCATCTGAAACTCCCGATGCAAAAGAATATCTGGTAAAGAGAAAGTTAAACCCAGATAAATTTTATTACACTGATAAATTTAAATCGTGGACAAACTCTTTCAAAGATGTCTTCGATGATACAACTAAAGATGAACCTAGGATAGTTATTCCTTTGTTCTATCAAAATACCCTTGTTGGATTTCAGGGAAGAGCACTTGGATTTTCCAAGGTTAAATACATTACCGTGATGATTAACGATGACGCACCAAAAATCTATGGTCTCGATGAGATTGAAAAAAGTAAAACTGTATACATCACAGAAGGACCCTTCGACTCAACATTCATTCGCAATGCGATTGCTTTGTGCGGAGCTGACGGTGATGTTAGTAAGTGGGGTATTGGCGATTGTGTGTGGATCTATGATAACGAACCACGAAATTCAGAAATTGTATCAAGAATCTCCAACACAATCAATAGAGGAGAAAAGGTCGTAATTTGGCCATCCAATATAATTGAAAAGGATATTAATGATATGATTTTATCTGGACTAGATGTTCAGTCTGTGATAGAATTAAATACTTACTCTGGATTAGAAGCAAAACTTAAATTTACTACCTGGAAGAAAATATGAGCAACGGAACTAAAGTAAAAAAGCGTGATGGACGTATTGAGTCTCTTGACCTGGACAAGATGCATTTGATGGTTGAAGAGGCATGTAAGGGTCTTGCAGGTGTGTCTGCAAGTCAAGTTGAGATGACTTCTGGTATTCAATTTTATGATGGAATCACCACTGCAGAGATTCAGGAGATTTTAATTCGTTCCGCTTCTGATTTAATTGATTTGGACCATCCAAATTATCAGTATGTTGCTGCAAGACTGCTTCTTTTTGCAGTTCGTAAGCAACTTTATGGAAAGATGAAAGAGCTTCCAACTTTAGAGCAACATATTGTTGAGTGTGTTTCTGCTGAAGTTTATGATAATGATATTTACAGTAAATATTCTCAAGAAGAAATTATAAAAGCTGATAGTTTTATCGATCATGATCGTGACTATCTCTTCACTTACGCAGGTCTACGTCAAGTCGTTGACAAATACCTTGTGCAAGATAGAAGCGGTGGTGGAGTATATGAAACTCCCCAGTTTATGTACATGATGATTGCTCTGACTATTTTTGCAGAGTATCCAAAAGAAACCAGAATGTCATATGTCAAGAGGTATTATGACGCAATCTCCAAACACAAAATCAACATCCCAACACCAATCATGGCGGGAGTGCGAACTCCGCTTAGACAATTTGCTAGCTGTGTGCTTGTTGACGTTGATGACACCCTCGATAGTATCTTTAGCAGTGATATGGCTATTGGCAGATACGTTGCACAGAGGGCGGGGATCGGCATCAACGCTGGTAGAATCCGTGGCATCAACAGCAAAATCCGAGGTGGAGAAGTTCAACACACGGGTGTTGTACCATTTCTCAAGAAGTTTGAAGCGACTGTCAGATGTTGCACGCAAAATGGCATACGAGGTGGATCCGCGACAGTACACTTCCCAATCTGGCACCAAGAAATAGAAGATATCTTGGTTCTCAAGAACAATAAAGGTACGGAGGATAATCGTGTTCGTAAACTTGATTACAGCATTCAAATCAGTAAACTCTTCTATGAGAGGTTCATTCAAGATGGTGAAATCACGCTTTTCTCCCCACATGATGTACCTGGACTTTATGATCGCTTTGGACTCTCTGGTTTTGATGAGCTCTACTGTGCATATGAAAAAGATTCGACCATTAAGAAAAAAACTGTTAAGGCGCAAGAACTCATTCTTAACCTTCTCAAAGAACGTGCGGAAACAGGTCGTGTCTACATTATGAACATTGACCATTGCAACTCTCACTCATCCTTTAAGGACAAAGTTGAGATGAGCAATCTGTGTCAGGAGATCACTTTGCCAACTTTCCCAATTCAACATATTGATGATACGGATGGAGAAATTGCACTATGTATTCTTTCTGCAATTAATGTTGGTAAAGTTAAATCCGATGATGAACTTGAAGAGCTTTGTGACCTTTCAGTTCGTGGTTTGGATGAGTTGATTGACTATCAAAAATACCCCGTAGCGGCGGCAGAAATCGCCACCAAGGCGCGTCGTTCTCTTGGTATAGGGTTTATTGGTCTTGCACACTATTTGGCAAAACTTGGGTATAATTATTCCTCCCAAGAAGCATGGGATGCTGTACATGGACTTTCAGAATCTTTCCAATATTATCTTTTGAAAGCATCTAATCAACTTGCCAAGGAGAAGGGATACTGTGAATATTTTGGACGTACTAAGTATGCTGATGGTATCCTTCCAATCGATACATATAAAAAGGACGTAGATGAAATTACTTCTGTTGAACTAGAGCATGATTGGGAAGGTCTTAGAGCATCAATCTTACAGTACGGTCTCAGGCACTCAACACTGTCCGCACAAATGCCATCGGAGAGCAGTTCCGTTGTGTCAAACGCAACCAATGGAATCGAACCACCTAGAGATTACCTGTCCGTTAAGAAATCCAAAAAAGGACCCCTTAAGCAGATTGTTCCACAGTATCAAACACTCAAGAACAACTATACGCTTTTGTGGGATATGCCTAGCAACACTGGTTATATTAATATTGTTGCAGTGATGCAAAAGTTCTTTGACCAGGCAATTTCTGGAAACTGGAGTTATAATCCAGAAAACTATGACAACAATGAAGTTCCTACTTCAGTTATGGCAAATGACTTTTTGACTACATACAAATATGGGTGGAAAACTTCTTATTACCAAAACACTTATGATATTAAGACTGATGAGGTAGTAGAAGAGAAACCCAATCTTCAAGATTTGCTAAGTGAGTTAAGTTCAGTAGAGGAGGGAGAGTGTGAATCCTGTGCAGTTTAAGATTTCTTCCGTAGAGGAACAACAAACGAATATTAAAGGAATGACCGTATTCAATACGGAAAAAGTGGATACTAAAAAGCAACCAATGTTTTTTGGAAAACCACTTGGAATTCAAAGATATGATTCATACAAATATCCTGTTTTTGACAAACTAACTACTCAGCAACTTGGTTACTTCTGGAGACCTGAAGAGGTGTCTCTCCAAAAGGATCGTGGAGATTATCAAACACTACGCCCAGAACAAAAGCATATCTATACTTCTAATCTGAAGTATCAGATAATGCTTGACTCTATCCAGGGTCGTGGTCCTGGTATGGCATTTATTCCCTACTGCTCACTTCCTGAATTGGAAGCGTGTATGGAAGTATGGGGATTTATGGAGATGATTCACTCACGTTCATATACTTACATTATCAAGAATGTGTACTCAGATCCATCTGAGGTATTTGATACTATAATTGGAGATGAGCGTATTCTGGAACGTGCTAAAAGCGTTACAGAATCATATGATGACTTCATTCAATCAGCACAACAATATGGTGTATCCGATGCATGGATGCACAATCTTGAAGGAGTTTCATATGCAAAGGAAACTGTCAATGATGTCAAACGAAAATTATACAGAGCAATCGCAAACGTTAATATTCTTGAAGGTATTCGCTTCTACGTTAGTTTTGCTTGTAGTTTCGCCTTTGGCGAACTTAAGCTTATGGAAGGATCCGCTAAAATCATCTCTCTTATTGCAAGAGACGAAAACCAACACCTAGCCATTACTCAAAATATTCTGAACAAATGGCGTGATGGTGATGATCCAGAGATGAAGCAGATTATGAAAGAAGAGGAAGAGTGGACATATGCTATGTTCGATCGTGCTGTAAACGAAGAAAAAAGATGGGCAGATTATCTGTTCAAAGATGGCAGCATGATTGGACTTAATGACAAGTTGTTACAACAGTATGTTGAATGGATTGCAAACCGTAGACTAAAAGCAATCGGACTTAAACCCCAGTATGATATTTCAGCAAACAACAATCCACTACCTTGGACTCAGCACTGGATTTCTTCTAAAGGTCTCCAGGTTGCTCCCCAGGAAACGGAAATCGAAAGTTATGTGATTGGTGGAATCAAACAAGATGTAAAAAAAGACACATTTAGTGGGTTTAAACTATGATTTAAGACTGAAGTTGAATGTTGTATAAATAAATATAACTCCACTTCAGTCTTAAAATGAATAACTATATTCTTTACTATTACTTGAGGGAGGACTTTAGTTCTCCCTTTTATGTTGGTTATGGAAAACCAAGAAGAATACACGCAAAACATTTAAGGAGTAATGGAGCAAACTTATTACCATCAAGAGAAAGAAGGTGGATTGTAAAATCTGGATTAACTAAAGAAGAAGCAATAGAACTTGAAATAAAACATATAGCACTTTGGAAAAGAGAGTGTGATGGTGGAGTTTTATTAAACCAAAATCTTGGTGGAGAAGGAAAACCAGGAGGACAAAAAACCAGAGGATTTAGTGGGAAAAAACATAGTGAAGAAAGTAAAAAGAAAACATCATTAAAAGTTGCTGGTAAAAACAATCCAAAAGCAAAAAAATATATCTTCATTTCTCCAGATGGTAAAAAACATATTGTAGAAGGTGGAGTTAAAAAGTTCTGTAAAGAAATAGGAATAACTTATGATGCGGTTTTGGGAAAGAAAAGCAAGAACACAAAAGGTTGGACTATAATAAATAACTAAAAAGTATTCATAAAATGGACGCACA